AGATGACCCAAATCGTTGGTCTATTGTGACACCTGAAAATGGTGATGCTATGACCGCATGGCCAGATGCGCCCAAGGAACATAAGGTTCAAGCAAAGCAATTTTGGAACAAGATACAAGCAGACCCAGAGGCGCAATACAAGATGGACCAGATTCGCCGCTCCATTGTGAAGCAGGCAAAGGCATGAGCGCCCACGACCATCTCAGCGTTGAAGCCTTTCGAGCAGTATTAGGGGCAAGCAAACTTAACCAACCTGTGGGACAACATTGGTCTACTGACCACAATGAGCCTTATGCGTATATGCACTCAGGTGTCTATGGCGAGAAGCCTCCTTCAGGTCCCCACTTAATTGTGGAGGCTAACGTCAATCCTAAAGACGATATGCCTGAAGAGTGGAGCGACGCTAACAAACCATTAGTCTTAAAACCAGGCTCATCTATTAAGGTAAAACAAATTACCAAAGTAACTCCCGGTAAGCGCCAACGTTCTCGTCGCTATAACCCGCCTAGGGAGATGAAGGCTTAAACCCACTCGCCCATACCTTCTTCATCATATTTGCGAGAGTATGTACGCTCTGCGTGACAATTAGCGCAAACCAATTCGCAGCCATCAATCTCACGTTGTAATCGGGCAATAGAGACAGAAGCCCTCACTAAGTTGGCTACTGCGCCATTCTTCTCGTAGATATGGTCAAACTGCATCACGTAGAAGGGGTACTTCTTCCCGCAGTCCATACAAGGCGTATTGGACTTAATGTTCTGTACAAATTCGGCATTACGCTTTCTGGCCTTGATGTTATGTGCGGCGCTTCGGGATTTATAAACATCCTTATTAGCCTCATAGTGGTTACTGGAGTAAACCTTGTGATAGGCCTTGCGTACATCTGGGTCTTTGTAGGGCATAGGCAGAACCTACCACACCGATTTGAAGTTTGAAACCCAGGGGTATAGATTCTGCCCTATGAAAATAGGCCGCTATGAATTACGCAAACCATTTGTTAAGTATGTAGATATCCCATTTGAGAAAGAACTCTATCTCGCCATTAAGAAATCCATACTAGAGGATATCTTGAAAGAAACTGTAAAGGAGATAAACGATGCCCGGAATTAAGTATTACGAAGACCTCAAGACTACACAGCAATGGGAAGAGCACCAGAACACTCTCAAGCACGTGTATAACACCCCTAAGTCACATAGCCCTCAGTATCCGCAGAAAGATTACGAGAAGACCAATCCCAAGGATAAGTTAAAGCGCAAGCCAGAGTGGACCGCTGCTGACCAAGCGCTTGAGGACTCGTTGTGGGATGAGTAGCAAAGTAACAGAATTCGGCAATGTATTTGATGTATCTACTCAAATGATGGAAACTCAAGACTTTGAGAGATTAGTACTAGATACTGTCCTACGACATTACCAAGAGGCAAAACGAGATAACTTTCCTGAATGGAAAGGTTTTCCAGAGATACGCTCTACTGCCTCTACGGAAGGAAACCTCAAGGTAACGTGGTATGCCGCAGTTCCCAGCAGTTTAGTATTTTTTAACTCTGAGAAGGAAGAGGAATTGTGGGATGAATGAGCCGTATGAAGTAGTTACTCTGCAAGATTACGGTGCGCCTCAAGTGACCACGAATGATTACAAGGAAAAAAGCACGGTCGGGTTTGCCGTTGGAGATTTTCTCTGGGACGATGAAGGAAATCACTACCTTGTTGTTGGGGATGGTTTCTATGTTTTAGGGTGGAGCGAGGATGGCGTTTCTAAGTTTCGTTTGAATAATGTTCGTATGGGCAAAATGTATATTGTACGAAATGGCATCCATGTCAAAGTGGCGCCAATGCCCTCACCTGACGAGGAAGAACAAGCCTACGAGGAAAGTCTTTGGGACTCTTAACCCACGTGTCTCCCTCCTCTTTGCGATAATACCTGTAATGCAAAGAGACGATGCATGGAAATGCAAAGTATGTGGAAAATTCTATGTAGTCACTAGCCTTGCTCGTGAGTGCGAGAAGAAACATCATGATGCTGCAAAGGAACGGTTAACTAATGAACAAATGCATTAAGTGCGACCACGACCTCTACGACACAGTTTGCATTAACGATGAGTGCAAGTGCGTATGTTCAAGGACGGAAATATAATGACTCTTAAGTCAAAGGCTAAAAAGACTTATGGCCCATACAAGGGCTCTAAGCAAAACGGCGGTCGTTCTATTGTGGTCAAGTATGACCCCAAGACGCAAAAGACTACGAGCACTAATGCTGCTCGTGATAAGAAAGAAAAAGAATTAGGGCGAAAGTTGTCTAGGGACGAGCACGTGGACCATAAAGACAACAACAAGAAGAATGAAGGTTCTAGCAACCTTCAAGTAATGAAAGCCTCCAAGAATATTGGTAAGGGTAACCAACACAGGAAGAAGAAATAATTATGGCAGCAAAAGGTTCAGCAGCAAAGATGGTAGAAGTTGCTCTTAAGGAAATCGGTTATATCGAAGGCCCAAGAGACAATGAAACAAAGTACGGCGCTTTCACAAAGGCTAACTTCCTTCCATGGTGTGGTTCATTCTGCATGTGGGTAGCAAACGAGGCTGGAGTAAAAATTCCTAACACTGTCTCTACTATGGCAGGGGCAGCAGCATTTAAGAAGATGGGCTCTTGGACAGATGCAGCAGAGGCTAATCCACAGCCAGGAGATATTGTTTACTTTGATTTCCAAGCAGGAGGCGCTCCCATTGAGCACGTAGGCATTGTTGTCTCTAACAACGGAGACGGAACGGTTACTACCGCAGAAGGCAACACTTCTGGCGATAAGAAGAAGTCTGGCTCACAGGCTAACGGTGGAGAAGCCGTAAAGAAGATTCGTGCCTACAAGAAGAACTCTCATGGCATTCCTTCCTTCATCGTAGGCTTTGGACGTCCTAACTACAAGGGTAACGAGGTCAACGCTCCAGTGCCTGTTAGCACCCCTCCAGCGTTCCCAGGACAGGTTAAGCCTGGCGACCAGGGTGAGTCTGTCAAGATGATTCAGCACGCCCTTACATTGGTCGAGGACGGCGATTACGGCCCCGCAACAAAAAAAGCGGTTATCGCATTTCAGGACAATCACCCTGGATTGGACTCTAACGGCATCGTTGGACCTAAGACTTGGGCCGAATTGATGAAAACCGCCCTCTAAAGAAGGTACGCTTGTTTGACCCTCCTAGGGGACCATCTGGTAACCTAGGGGGGTTCTTCTATTAAGGAGGGGATATGACCACAATCGTCGGAGTTCAATACAAAGATAAGTGCGTTATTGCCGCAGATAACCAGGTAACTGGTGATGGTGGGCGTAAATACAACCATCCTGATATGAAGAAGATTGCACAACGTGGGCCATTTCTTGTTGCAGGAAGTGGCGAAGTTCAACCGTGCGATGTTGTCCAACATATGTGGACTCCACCTAAACTCACTGCAAAAGATAAAGAAGATGTTTACCACTTCATGATTACCAAGGTAATGTCTTCTCTTCGTAAATGCCTAACAGACAACGGTTATGACTTTAACGAAGGTAAGGGTGAAGGTAAGGCGGATGAAAACCGTTTTAACTTCCTCATTGCTGTTTGCGGAGAACTCTTTGATGTAGCAGATGACCTGTCTGTATGTCGTTCGTCAGATGGTATTTATGGTGTAGGTTCAGGCTCTGCTTACGCTATGGGCGCTGCAAAAGCAGGGGCTAAGCCAGAAAAGGCTGTAGAAATTGCAGCAGATTTTGACGTCAATACGTCAGGACCAATACAGGTAGTAGAGCAATACAAATAAACTGATAGGGTGGGCACATGAGTCGTAAACAAGATAAAGCATTAGAGGCACAACAACGCCAAGCAGACTTCATTGCAGAAAAAGCAAAGAACGCTAGAGACAAGCGTTGGGAAAATGCACAGATTAAAGCAGCAACTATGCAGTCAGTTCTTGACTATGCAGTTGACCAATTTACTCAACACAAAGACGAACTAGAACCAGATGTCGTTGCAAAAACAGAAGGACTAATTAAAGAACGCCAAACAGAGATTGAGGCGTATCTCATGGAAGAAAAAGATGTATTCGTAAAATCAGAGAATGGATTAATAATTGAACCCAAGTGAGTTTGGTTTAGAGGTCACAGTAGAAACAATTACACCCGCACAAGCGGTTCTCTACTTAGCAAACAACGCTATGCACAGAAAAATTAAGCAGAAAAAAGTTGATGCTTATAAAAATGAAATGGTTGATGGGAACTGGAAATTAAATGGCAAAGCGCTTATTTTCGATTCTAACGGTCGTCTCCTTAATGGTCAGCACCGTCTTAGCGCTGTTATTCAGTCTATGGTCCCATTGACTACCGTTGTAATACGTGGAGTTGACCCATCGGTTCTTGAGACTAATCCTGATAATGCCTCCATACTTGAGGTATGAAAAAGAAATCTTCTAAACCAAAAGCAATTATCTTTGACCTAGATAAAACTCTTACAAAGAAAAGTGTTGCAGATAAAGCACGTAAAGATAAGAAGAAGGGCGACAAGATTGTCGTTTTGACTTCTCGTGCCTCTGACCAGCGTAAAAGTGCTAAAGATTTCCTCATAAGTAATGGTATTCCTACGGATGCTCTCGTAATGCGCCCTAAAGGGGATAAGAGAAAAGACTCTGTAGTTAAAAAAGACCTATATGAGAAGAAAATCAAAGGAAAGTATAAAGTCGAGAAAGCCTACGATGACAAGCGTTCTAATGTTAAAATGTTACGTAGCGAGGGCATAAAGGCTAAAAGGGTAAAATGACTAAACCAAAACAACCTAAGTACGTTAAAGCACGTGCTGATGTGAAGGTCAATCAGACTGCACCCATTTTCAATGACAGGCGCACAAAACGTAACCGTGACCGTTCGACACAACTTCGGAATTCTATCGAACGGAGTAAAGAAGAATGAAAGAAAAATTTAGTTTATTTGGAAACATCTGCTTACGTATTGTTGCAGTGTTTGCCGCTTCAGGTCTTTCAGTCATTGGTGCTGGTTCTGTCGCAGGAATCTCAGTACTCAAGGCAGTTACAGTTGCTGGTCTTACAGCAGTTGCAGCAGTAGTTGAGAAGTTGGCTCGTGGCTTTATGAATGATGGTAAGTTGTCACTAGACGAAATTAACTCAGCGTTTGCTGCAGTTGACATTAACTCTAAGACAGCGGCTGACCTTCAGGTTGAAGCCAACCAATCAGGAGTTGCTGTAACAATTGCCCCAGAAACACAAAAGGCAAAGGAAGACGACCCTCACTACAACTAATTTCCAGTTGAGTAAAACCCTGAACCTTTAAACTGAAGGCCAAAGGGTGTAAATACTCGTTGAAGAGCGTAGCCACACTTGTCGCAAGAATATTCAGGTTCTGCGTCATGGATGCTACGCTCTTTTTCGTAGTCTAAGTCGCAGTTGATACAGGAGTATTGATACTTAGGCATTTTCTAAAATAAAATCCTCTACTGGATAAAGAGCAGAACCAGGAACGTATACATTTCCCTTTTCGTCTGCTTCGTATTTTTCTCGTGCTTCTTTGACGCTAATAGCGCCAATAAGGTTTACAAAGCATTCACTTTGCTCATCTACGTGACCTAACACAGCAATCTTATGTTCTGCGTCAGTGTTGCGTATAGTTAACTCACCTTTAAGTGAACGGGTACGCCTAACTTCGTAACGGTCCCCAACATCTGCTTGACCTTTGTTTTCTGCATGGTCTTTAAGGTTCCATGTTTCATTGTTCCAAACAACGTCATAGTATTTAGCAACGGCGCACTCTACAAGACAACCCTTGATATCTCCGTTAAAGTCAGAGTCATACGCAGTAAACCTATGGGTAGAAAATCGTTTGCCCGTTATAGGGTCCCTATGTGCAAATTGCCTTTTAATTCCTGTAGTGTACGCAAGAATCATTTCTTCTTCTGTGAGCCGAATGGTAATCATAGTTGGAGCATACACCATAGCCAGAGAGGGTAAAATAAAACCATGATTTCTCAAGCAGAGTTTAAAGACCAGTCAATGACCGCTAGTAAACAGGCTATGCCTGAACAGACTCGTTACGATGGTCCAGCAGGTCTTGAATCATCGGGTAGCCAAAATAAGTTTGCTGCTAACTCATCCTCACCACTTCCTAAGCCAGGGTTTAACTCATAATGGAAACCGCAGTCAGTCCTAAAGAACTTACTGCTGAAGACCGCTGCGACCGTTGCAGCGCACGAGCAATGGTTCGTGCCACTCTCCGTACAGGAGAACTGTTCTTTTGCGGACACCATGCTAGGGAAACTGGCTACACACTAGTGAAAGCCGCTGTAGAAGTTTATGACCCAGAAGGATTGTTCGAGTATGCAGACCGATAACAAGGCGTTAACAAGCGTTCCCTTGACCACAACTGCTTACTATTACCAAAACCGTCCAGGTAATGAAAAGGTTGCTGACGGAATTTTTGGTGGACCTAACGGTGATTTTGGCAATTACAACATCGGCAACATGACGCAGATGGAACTCAACAGACCAAGACAGAGGCAAACAGGTGAGTAATCTAAACTCCGCTCAATTTGATGAGGCTTTTGACATAGAGGCTCAACATCGTCGCAAGAAGAGCCGTAAAGGTCTTGAAGGAACTTATGTAGGTGTAGGTAACTTTTGGTACAACTACCCATGGATGTACGGAACTATGGGTACTGGTGGAAACATGACCACTGCACACGAGCACGGTGAAACTCCAGGGCAAGAGACGGCAGAGCAGCACGGAGAAGAAGCAATGGGTGCTGCAACTAACGGAGTTGTAGATACTGCAATGCCAGCACCCACATCCGATGGTGGAGGTATTGGTGGTACAACGACTGGTCTTTCAGGTACACCTGCATGAGTAAACAACTTAATCGAAAAGTTCTTAAAGTTAATAACCGAACAGAAGTTACAACAGGGTTTGTTTACACACCAGACAGAGGTTACAAGTCAGTTGCAGAACCAAGTATTGTTTCTTGGAACGGTCCAGGTAAAGGTGTGCAAGGTGAATCTGTAAATTCTAAAACTGGTTCAGGTAAGACACAACTAATTAAGAACCGTAAGCCAATTTAATCTGCTTTAATTAGCACCTGAAGGGCATTAGCATTCCGAGGGGAATACTTGAGAAAACTGCGTCTATTCGCAGCACTATCCGTACTAACAACTAGCGCAATATTTCCGCTACTAATTGCCGATTCATCTTATGCAACATGCTTAAATACTGCTCAAGTTGCTGCTATTGCAGCGGCTTCTGAGCCGACTCCTGCTGGAGAAACGCCTACCGTAACTACACTTGAAACTTGCGGTGGTGATGATGTTTCGTATCAAGTTCCTATAACAACTACTGTTAGGTTTGATAACGAAACTTTTACTTCTGTTTATGCAACTACAAACTCAGTAATTACTTTTGGTCGTCCAGATAATACTTACTGGACTTACCCACAAACTCCTTCGATTTCTTTGTACAGCATGGACTGGTTTGTATACCCACAAGGCCATGCAGATGAACACCTCATCATTAGTTCTAGCGATGGTGGATTTCAAATTGATATTGCAGCACGACCATGCTGTAGCGGTGCCCCTATTGAAAACTTAGGTGAAGTTACAAACGTAATTATTACAGCAGCCATTAACTCAGATGGAACAGTGGCTATTGTTTACACAGTTACAGGACCTACTTACGGAGGTCAACCTAGAACAGGAGTTAGGTTAACTGACGGCTCTATTGTTTCTCTTGAACAGTACGGGGTTGTACAGGTTCAACAACCTGTAGTTCTGGCGCCTTCTGCAGGCGAGACAGTGATAACTCCTGCGCCCGTCGAGACTCCAACTGCCACGGTGGATACTCCGACTGTGGTAGATACTTCGACCCCTGGGGAAACTCAGACGGATTCTTCCACTCCCACCACGTCAGATACGCAGACAGTAGTAGTAGACACAACAACGCCAGCAGTGGATACAACAACTAGTTCTTCCGATGCCAATCAGCCACAGGTTCCAGAACTTCCACCCGTTCCTCCTGCTCCACCAGTGATACAAACTCCGCCTGTGGTAATCCCTGACCCAGAGCCCGTAGTTGAGCCCGCACCTGAGCCAGAGCAGCCTCCTGCTCCCGCACCAGAGCCTGCGCCAAACCCAGAGCCCGAACCAAGTCCTCAGCCAGCACCTGAACCTGCTCCTGAGCCTGCTCCAGCACCAGACCCTGCACCCGTGCCTTCTCCTGAACCTGCTCCAAAACCTGAGCCAATTCCTGCACCACCTGCTCCTGAGCCTGCACCTGAACCTCCTGTTGTAGTAGTTGATGGGCTTGTTCCTAACAATCCCAATTCGTTGCCTGATGATATACCAAAAGAAGCACCAGAAGAACTTCTAGTTCCTCACGAGCAAGTGGATAAACCAGGCGTAGAGAACGGCGGCATCGAGTTCTTTGGAACAAAGACACAGCCACAGGTTATTGGTGAAGACGGAAAGTTAACACCACCACCTCCACCTCCAGGTTCTGGATTGCCTATTCCTCCAGAGGCGATTACTACAACGGAAACATTTATCGGACAACCAGGCGGAACAACCTTTAACGCACCGGATATTGCTGTGCCCGTTATTGAAACTCCTGTAACAGGAGCCTTGGCTGCAGTACCTGGAGTACAAGCACTTAACCATGCATTCGTCGCTATGGCGAACATCGGAAACGATATGTCTCCTATTACAAGAAAAAAAGCAAAAAAAATCTTGGTAATAACAACCGTTATTGCCGCAGTTAGCAGAAAGATTGGTAAGTAATGAAAAGACTATGGAACTTTTGTAAAGATGTCTCAGCAGACTTCTTTAGCGAAATCTGGACCTTTGTCGGTCTATTCTCAGCCTGGCTTGTCCTTACAGGAAGCGCTAAGACTGTCATTGGTAAAGTAACTCTAATCTCATTTATCGTATGGATTGTCACGCTTAGACTGCGTAATCCAAAAGAATAAAGAACAATTAGTTCACTACTTTAGGAGAGAAATCCGTGACAACCTTCTTTACGACGCTAGGCATTGTCACTGGCGCCCTTATTAGCCTTGGCATCCTTCTTAACCCACTTCGCAAGAAAGCAAAGCGATGGGCAGACTGGATGGAACGCTTTATGCGTGACTGGGAAGGCGAAGAAGAAGAGCCAGGTCGTGACCGTGTACCTGGAGTTATGGAACGCCTAAACAAGTTAGATGGCGAACTTAGCAACAATGGTGGAAGCACAACTAAAGACAAGGTAGATAAGTTGTACTCCAATCAAGGCATCCTTATGGAAGCATTTGTAGAAATGGGCGAAAGACTTATCTCGATTGAAAATTGCTTGACGAATACAGGGTCAGAAGAGGCAAAGTAAGGGAGGATAAGACTATGCCAGAGATGAACAGAGTATCAGCAGGCCACGGAAGTGGTGGAAACCCATTTGCAAAAATTGGTGAGAAGGTTTCCGGTCGCCTCAACGCTATGCACCAGGGCATTCAGAGTGCTGTAAGCCAGCAGGCTGACCACGAGCATGAGATTAATAAAATGGTTGTTGGTCACGTTCTTGCAAAAGATATGGTAAACCATCTTGCAAAGCATTCTGCTGACCAAACAGAAATATCTATGGACCACGGAGATATTTCGACTAAGTTTACTAGAGCCCCAAGAAAAACTAGAGGAGCCGCAGCAATCACTCCCGCAGAACACGTTGAAACTCCAGCATCAACTCCTAACGCTGCAGAATCAGAGAGTAACTCTCGTGAAGCATCACACAGTGGTAACACAACTTTTGTAGGAGCAACAATCCCAACTAATCCTGGTGAATGGGTTGGCGGAACGTTAGAGCATGGTCCAAAAGGAAAAGCACGAGTAAGACCAGGTTACAACGAATTTAAGACACGTAAACAACATTTCGAAGCAGGACTTGCATCACAAGCAGGTCACTTTGCTTTAAAACCAGGAGTAAAGGTACCTGCTTACGCCCGTAAAGCGATGCAACCTAAAAAAGGAAAATAAATGGCGGCAAAGAAAACTGCAGCATGGTCTCGTAAAGAAGGTAAGAACCAAAAAGGTGGACTTAACGAAAAAGGCCGTAAGTCTTACGAACGTGAGCACCCAGGTTCGGATTTAAAACCTCCTGTCAAAAAAGAACAGGCTGCTAAATCTAAAAAGTCAGCGGCACGTCGCAAGTCTTTCTGCGCCCGTATGGAAGGTATGAAGAAAGTAAACACTTCTTCTAAAACTGCTAAAGACCCAAATAGCCGTATTAATAAATCTCTTCGTGCTTGGGACTGCTAATGAAGTGCGCCAACTGTGAGAAAGATGCGTTTTACATTTATCAAATAACTCTTAACTCTCAAGTTCTTTACTGCAACTTACATTTGCCAAAATTTCTAGAGCAAGCAAAAAAGGCTGGGTTACTTAAAACTACTGAATCACTTAAATCAGTTATTGAAGAAGGTCTTAAGAATATTGTAGTTACTCCTACAGAACCTACTCCAGAAGTAGAACCAGAAACAACACCGACTCCCACACCAAAGACTAAACCGACTAAGAAAACCGCAACAAAAAATGCCTCTGATTCGTAAGTTTGCGGTTCAAGGCCATTCAGTACCATCTGTAGCACATAGTCCTAGAGGTCCTTTTCCTCCAGAAGTTTTGGCGCAACCAGAAATGGCTGTTGATGAATACCATGCAGATTCCCTACATGTTGGACTAGATGATGTTCGCTTTTTTAAATGCAGAGATTGCGAAGAAGTGCTATTAGAAACCGAATTAGACGAACATGAGTGCGAAGACTAAACCCTGACATTTATCAATAAGTCTTGGATACTGTACGCAAGGGTTCCCCTAAGCGCATGGGGAAATTAAGACCTCTCTAGAGAAAGAAGAAAAAATGGCAACAAATCAAGACGGTCATCTCGTTGATGACAAAGGAAACGTAGCGATTGACTTTGTATGGGGTAACTTCCCACTACAGCCAAACGATGTCCGCCGTGACAACGGTGGTACAAACCTTAATTATGCTTTAGATTCACACAACATCGCTGAAGATGGTTGGAATGGCTATCCTCAGTACACACCAAACACCACAGGCTCTCAGTCAGGTGGCGTTGATTACGCAGTAGTTCCAAACGTACTTGGTCAACTTACCGCTGATGCAACAGATACTCTTCTTGACTCAACACTTGTTGCTTCAGTACAAACTGCAGCAACAAATGCTGCTAAGACAGTAACAGCAATCTCACGTACTTCAGGCTCTAGTAACCTAGTGTTTACAGCATCAGGCGCAGGAGCAGCCTACGCAGTTGGTACTAAGGTAATTGTTTCAGGGTTCTCTAACTCTGACGCATTCCTCAACGGTACATACACAGTAACTGCTAACGCAACTAACACCTTTACAGTAGTGACTGCAGACACAACTACAGTTGCACTTACAGGTAAGTCTGGTTCCGTAAACGGCCTTGTTGGAACAATTAAGGCACAAGGAACTGCAGCAGGTCAATCTGTAGCAGTTGGTGCAACAGTTACAACAACTCCTTGGGCAGCAGCGTCCTAATAACAAATGGCTCGAACAGCAGGCGGTAGTGGAGCACGTGGTACACGGCGCTCCCTTCCGTCTGCTCAAGAGTTGCTCAACAGTATTGGCTCCAGTGTTTTTGGAGATGAATTTAGCGGTGTTCCAGTAACCGCAACTAAAGCAGAGTTTAAAACCATTTCAGATGCTTGGTTAGACAATGACCAATCTATGGATTTTTATGACCCAACTAAGTACAACAACCTTGCTGGTGACCCATACTCTATGGATACTCAACTCAGCCGTCAGTTTTACGAAGTTGTTGAATTAACAGGAGACCTACGAGTACCTGGTTATTCTGGACCTCAAAATGAAGAAGATACTTCTCCAGCACCATTGACTTTAGTACCAACTTCTACAACTAACCCACAACGTCCTCGCACAGTTGCCGCTGGTTATGATGAGGATGAAGAAAAACTCACTGTTATGTTCCGTGATGGAACTCTTTATAATTATTACGAAGTAGACTCAAGTGAATGGGCAGCGTTTAAAGCAAACCGTTCTAAGGGCGCAGTTATTTACCGTATGTTGGATTTTAAGCCACGTGGTTATGCTGATGACACTACACTTTCTAAAGGCGCACGTGAAGCGTTCTACCGCTTTAGCCGTGGAGTTCAACTTGGTAAAAAAGGCAAAGGAACCGGACAAACAAAGGCAACGTACAAAACTGCTGCTCAAGCAAAGGCGGCTAAGAAAAGGAAATAGCAATGCCAAAGGTGCATAACATCGGACCAGTATTTGTTCAAATTACTAAATTCCCCTACGATTGGGGTAATAAGATTGCGGTTCGTGGTTGGACACAAGAGATTGAAGAACCCTTCAGAACATCAAAACCCTTTATACTTAGACTGCCTAACTACAAAGCACTAGTGTGTGGACGTTGGACTGGCACTAAAAGTGAAGAAGAAGCATTATCAGGCGCACTAAAAACACGGGAAGTTACATATGATGATTTTACGGAAGAAGCAGGGTGGACACCAGCCCCAGACTCGTATAGAGAAGAGAGTGTCGAAGATTTCTACACCAGACTTGGTGCAATGGATGGAACACTCGATGTTCACGATTGGGAAATGTATATCCGCTTGGCAGAAGAACCCAAGTGACGAAATGCTTGATGAAGTAGTCATGGGCGCAGAAGCGTTCCATGCCATTGCTAAAGAGTTGAGACGACGCAATTAATGTGTTACGCTTTGCTTGCTTTACCTCTCTCTTGGTCAGGCGATGGCCCACGCAAGTGGGTCTCGCTATTTATGGAGTCAAATGGAAAGTTATGATGACGAGAAGTTCGAGGAAATTAATCCTGAGTTCTATTTACAAGATGAAGAGCCTGTTCAAGAAGAAAAAGTAGAAGAACTAGACGAACTTTCCCAACAATTTGTTTCAAAACTTGTTGATAAAATTATGGACTTTCTTAAAGTTCTTGTAGGGCATGACCTACACCCATACCAAAAACCTTTAGCAAGACGCATCATTGAATCCGTAATCATTAACGACGGAGAAGAAATTACTGCACTTGCTGCACGTCAGTCCGGTAAATCAGAAACTGTTGCTGACGTAGTAGCCACACTTATGGTTCTACTTCCACGTCTTGCAAAATTATACCCAGACCTTCTTGGTAAGTTTAAAGATGGTCTATGGGTGGGACTATTTGCACCTACTGAAGGACAGGTTGAAACTCTCTTTGGTCGTGCAGTAACACGTCTTACTTCTGAGCGTGCAATTGAAATTATGGGAGACCCAGAAATTGACGATGCTGCGGCTCGTGTAGGAGGAGTTACTCGTCAAATTAAGTTGAAGAAGTCTGGCTCAACAATCACGATGATGACCGCTAACCCTCGTGCAAAAATTGAGTCTAAGTCTTTTCATTTAATTGTTATTGACGAATGTCAAGAAGCAGATGATTTTACTGTTTCTAAATCTATTTCACCTATGTTGGCATACTACGCAGGAACCATGGTTAAAACAGGGACTCCTACAACAAGTAAGAACAATTTTTACCGTGCTATTCAATTAAACAAACGACGTCAAACAGGTAAAAGTTCACGTCAAAACCATTTCCAATGGGACTGGAAAGAAGTAGCAAAAATTAACCCTAACTACGCAACGCACATCAAGCGAGAAATGCTTCGCATTGGAGAAGACTCCGATGAATTCCAAATGTCATACAACTGTAAATGGCTTCTTGAAAGAGGAATGTTTGTTACCTCAAGTGTTATGGACAAACTTGGAGATACTTCTTCAGAGTTAGTAAAGTCTTGGCATAAAACTCCAGTAGTAGTTGGTATTGACCCTGCCCGTAAAACTGACTCCACTGTAGTAACAGTTGTGTGGGTTGACTGGGACCGCCCAGATGAGTTTGGTTATTTTGAACACCGAATCCTTAATTGGATGGAGTTGCAAGGCGATGACTGGGAAGAACAGTATTTCCAAATAGTTAACTTTTTAGAGAATTACGATGTTCTTGCAATAGGTGTGGATGCTAACGGTGTAGGTGATGCTGTTGCTCAAAGACTAAAACTTCTAATTCCTAGAGCAGAAGTTTCTCCATTAACGTCTTCTCCTTCAGAGCAGTCAAAACGTTGGAAACATTTACAGGCCCTCATTCAACGAGAAATGATTTCTTGGCCTGCCCATGCCAAGACCAGGAGACTTCGTACTTGGAAACGCTTCTACCAACAAATGACAGATGCCGAAGTACAGTTTAAGGGACCTAACTTTCTTGTAGCAGCCCCAGACGAAGCCTACGCTCATGACGATTTTGTTGACTCTTTATCCATTGCCTGCTCTTTAACAGAGTCTTTGGTAATGCCTGAAGTTTTGGCATCTTCTAATCCTTTTTTCTAGTTGAACATAAAGGTTAAAAAAGGAAGGCTACACTAATTGTATGACAAAAAGCCTTCCTCAAACCGAACGGAAATGTACAGACTGCTCTAACACCAAGCCTGTGTCGGATTTTCATGGAAAAGGAGTATCTTCTAAGGGTGTAAAAAAGTACCAGTCTTATTGTAGGTCTTGTGCAAACAAACGGCGTAGGGTAAGAGAGTCTAAAGACCTTTTCCTCAAAGAAAAACGTCAGAAATACGCTCAAAAATCAAACAAAAAAAGAACAAAAGAAAGTAGAAAACTAGAACACGATTACTTTAAAGAGGTAAAAACTCTTTATGGAATAACTAAAGAGCAGTATTTAACACTATTAAAAGACCAACATAATTCTTGTGCAATTTGCTTCATTGACTTTACAAATTGGTCTTCTAAGAGAAGGCCGCACATTGACCATGACCACGAGACAGGGGTTATACGTGGAATATTATGCGGGCCTTGTAACATGGGTATAGGTCAACTAAAAGACTCTGTAGACCTT